TGGGATTTAATTTATTTAGGTCATTATTTGGCTATAAATAAGGGTTGTGTTTCAGAAAGTCTATTTACGGGAAAAGGTTTGGGAACTCATGCATATGTAATTCATCTCGGTGCCGCACAAAAAATGAATAATTTTGAAGCAACGAATTTAAGAATACCATGGGACGGTACACTTTCAAGAATGCCCCATATACGTTTATTAACAAAAAATCCGATAGCATATCAAACAAAAGATGGAACAATTTTTAGTGCGTTTTTCCGACAAATTATAGATGGAGATATAGGGGCATCGACTTTTGACTGGAAATATCACATAGAGTATTGGTCGCCATATATTTTAATTATTATTATTATTTGTTTAATAAAATTCTTGAAGAGATGATCGCACTTAGTATCAACATACCCTGGCCACCTATAGGGTTTGCATAGCACAGGTCATCTCCCAACTCTTGTAAAAAGAACCATGGTTTCATAAATGGATATATTTCACATACAGCCTTATTCAGGATAATCGACTTTTCCCTTTTAGGTAAATCTTCGGCGCCTATAACTTTCTCCTCATATTGACCAAGTACATGAAATGGCAGTATATGAAGTGCCCATATAATAGGAATAATCCAAAAAAGAATAATTCCAGCATGCCACGGTGATATAAAGGGACCCAATAACATGTATACCCAAAATACCAAATGAATTGTTACTATAAATTTAAATAGCATGCCTATATATTGACTTGTATTAAATTTCGCATGAAAGGCGGCAGAAACCCTCGGACAGAATCTACAAGGGTTTTTACGAAAGGATCCGCTCCTGATGCCTGAAACCCCGTGAGTAAAATACGGTCTTTAGTATGTTCGTATACGTTCCATATCAATCTCATAAGAGCGACAGGGTTTACATTCTGAAGTTGTATGCCTGTGAGATCAGCCGTACATACCTGTCTGAGATTTTTCTCAATGCAAATTTCCTGAATTTTGTCAAGGACCGGATACAAATCTTTACAAAAATCATCTGTTCCCTCCAGTGAACTTGGTTGAAGCTCGAAAAGCTTGCCGACAAGAATGTGCACGTACAGGACATCTCCATCGGGCTCAAACCGAAGCCACTCCATTGATATTAAGCAGAAATTAAGAGTCTACGAAAAACGTATCATATTACGTGTCGACTTTGGAATTATAAACCGGACCCCCCAGTAAATAATCTTAAAGAGTCTACCCCCATTTATGAAATTTATAGACTGTAAAATACCATTATCATTTGTAAACTTTTCAAGATCACCAATAAGCCGACACGTCTGTTTGATATTGAGGGCTCGTAGGTTCGCATCCTTGAGGTCAACCGTGCAATACATGCGCCGGCATTTCGTCAGCCAGTCACCTATGAGCATCATCAAGTCATCTGCAACAACCGGCTGGTTCTTTATAAAATCTGAAGCTGAAATTACAACTTCAAGGTCAAGAGATTCTTTATAATTCCATGTCAAGAATTTTCCGAGATCCCTCATTATATTCTAAGCCTAAAATAAATGATACACGCTGTCCGCACTTTCGGCGTGGCGTGGGTTGGAGCCATATGTTTCGTTTTTGCATTTATTGTTTCAAGTCTTCTTAACAAGATAACACCAGCACTTGACAAGACAAAGGCAAAATGGGTGACGTTTCTCGAAGTTACAGTCCAGTTTGCCGTTGTTGGTGCAATAGTATATGCTTCGCGCCTGTTCATAAAGCACATACCGTTTCCATTTGACGGAGTGTCCGGGTACATACATTCACAGCTCGGTGAACTTCGATCCCTTCCACTCATGGTTTTCATCTTCATGTTCTTTCAAACAAAGACTCAGGATAAAATGCGATGGATCACAAGTTCATGATTTTCTCAATTTCTTCCTTCGATTTTCCAACAAAAGAAGACGCCACCAGTTTGCATATAGTTTCAAAGAGTTCAGTATATTCGAGATAATCAGCTGCCATGCATAGCTCTTTGAGTTCGGCATACTTTTTTTCACTTACACACCAAAGGTCGTCAGGTGCGTCTGGAATATCCCCAGTGTGTGCAAAACTCAGCATCTTTTCAAAAGTTTTAGAATTTATTGATACAGGTATATATTCCGTATTTGGAAAATCTTCAAGGAGTCTGGGAAAAAGTTTGAAATTATTCATAAGGTGTTCTGGACACTCCATATCGCAATCTGTTAGGCGGACGAGCATTTATATTAGATGAATCACCACTCTTTATAAAAGCAAAATAGAAGAATACAAGAATAGCCAGAACTAAACCTGAAATAAGACTAATTTTAAAAACATCTAATTTGTTCGTCGCTGAAGAGGACGAGGACGAGGACGAGGACGAGGACGAGGACCCGTTTATCCCTGGATAAGTTGCCATTGGTCCGACAACTGTCATTTTAATTATATCATATAATTAAAATGAGAGACCTTGTAATAATTTTCATTCTCATTTTAGTACTCATTCTAATGAATAAAAGATCATCAGGGTTTGGGTCTGGAAGCGCAACTCCATGGGATTCACTGCAAAACCTACCATATGCTAGTTCGATGGCCCCGTCAATAACCATGATTATTAATCAACTGGAGAGTAAACCTTTTCTTTCAAATGTTAATGATATCATAACTCTTTACAACCCGTATTTAACAACCAAGCTAACCCCATATACTTCTGAAACAGAAGTTGCAAAAATGTTCGCAACTGCAGACTCTTCAGGCGAAGCATCACTTACACCAAGAGATAAAATTATTCTACGAGCTGTATCATACCTCGGATATTCAGTACAACAAGCGTGTGGCTGGGGGTATTTTCCAACAGTATGTGATATAGGGGAAGACGGTAAAGTTAGCTGGGCGGACGATATTCTTAAACAAAAGGGTCAGACTCTTATTCAAAACATGGTACAAGTTTTTAAAGCTGCTTTTTCTTTCGGTGCTAACTCTGATGCCATAGATGACGAGACTTTTTTAAATATTATCACCCCAATTATTCCAAAAACTCTGTCACCTTTTACAGGAAAAGCCGACTACCTTGCTAAAATGGAGTCGAATGACCCTACCGCGATGTGGTTTAAGAAATTTTTTATGATAGGACCTCTTTATCTTTACTGGAAGGCTATTCACATATGGAAACTTGACCCAGCGTTTTCTGTTTCTGTGACTTCCACTAGCGCTTCCCTCGCGCCGCCGCCGCCCTAGTCAAGCTTTTTCAAGAACCTTTCCTAATAGCCCAGTCCAATGAAAACATTTATTTTGCTCTTCTGGGTCTTCAAGAAATGAGACGTATGGTCAATGTAAAGTTAGACTCATCCAGATATAAAATATTGACATTTATAAATGACTGTGTCCATACCTAATATTAATATTGCTCCAATTCCTCCTATTCTTTTAAGTATATCAGCGTTTTTTTATTTCAAGAAAATTCCACTGTTGTATAGATTACTGATATCGTCATTAGTATATTTATTAATTTATTTCATTGAGGCTATTATAATATTATTAGCGTTCTGGCGGACGGGTTTTGGCATGTAACGATTCTTTCTCAATATTACATGAACGACAAGTACATGTAATAGAGAGTGGTTAACGCTCCCGGTGAGACTTGAACTCACAATCTACAGATTAACAGTCTGACGCCTTAACCAATTAGGCCACAGGAGCACATTGAAAGGAAGATGGCTAGTCTTTTGGGCTGATCATATGATGCCGGTCATATTTACAACCGCCTTTCTGCCGTTTTTAGCGAGGTGGCGCCCCCTCGAGTCTGACTTGTGTGAGACCAGCGGAGCTACCACTGCACCAAAGTCAGGCAAAACGCGTAGCTTTTTGCCACGCGAGCCTTTTAGGGACTTGCTCAGGTCAGCGACCTTTGGTCGCGTCGGGTCGTAGACCCTCCAACTCCCCCCAGATCTTGCGATCTGGTCCTGGCGGGGGTCGAACCCGCGACTTCGGGCTCATAAGACCCGCACTCTAACCAACTGAGTTACAGGACCTAAGAAAGTGTAAAAATCTTTCGAACTTCGCGTACTTCTGTACGACACCCTGGGCATGTCGACGACCGTGAGCGATGCCAGCAATGCTCGCAAATAGCGTGATTACATGGGTCAAGAAGAGAGTCAACAAAGTTGTCCATACATACAAAACAAGTAAAACGTGCGTACCTTTCAGCGTTCGTGTCCATCAAAATACTCTTCATTGCTCCGACTCGCCCAAGTGCTTCCGCATATTCTTGCGTCAGGTCAGACACGCCCTCAGTGACCTCGTAGTTCCCTATAAGTTCTGCAAGGTTAGCCTTTAACCCAGAAGACTTGAGAACTTTTGAAGCAACTTCTAGAATATTTAAATCAGATTGTTTAGATGTCAGCTGAGAAACTAGGAGGTTGGCATTTGCCCGAGCCTTGGCATATTTCATCTTGTAAGTTCCGAGTTCTTTTTCGAATTCTGTCCATGAATCATCTAGGTCAACAGGAATGGGTGCGACAGTCGGAACGGCGAGGGTCCTAAACGCAAAATCACTCAGTGGCTCCAGGAAAGAATAATTCATTACAAACATTAATAAAAATGTCCTTAAGTATTAAATGATACCTGCTTCTATAATTCTTGTTTTGGGAATGGGAATAATTCTATTTGGTATTCAGATATTCTTCATGCCTGACCGTCGGAAAGTTCCATCGGAGATGATCAAGGCGGCTATTTTGATGGTGGGCGGTCTGTACCTTGTGTTTTTCCTTTCCCGGCAGTTCTCCAAGGGCAACAACGCGGTGGGACTTCCTCCAGGCTATTAGTAATGAAATCAACCGCATCCTCAAAATGACCAGAATCTACAAGCCCAGCCCCAGCTGGATGTTCTGAAATTCCCAGAATCAACTCTTCGCGCGTCATATTCAATTTTATCATTGACTTGAGAAAGTCGAATAAATTCGCACCACTTACATTTTTCATTTTATTTTTAAACAAAATTGCCCGTGATTTATCCAAGAGATCTTCAATGCTCATACCGGGTTTCTGTTCCCGCAGTGCCTTGACGAGTTCTGGCCCAGAAAGATTATCCATATGTATAATAAAGATGTCTACTGACCTTAATACTATATTTTTCTGGCTGTTTACGGTCATGTTCGCCGCACTCGGCATTTCGAGTTTCATAGAGGCTAAAAAATCTCAGGCGACGCTGGGCGAGAACTATTTCGCGCTCATGTACCTGATATTCGCCGTAGGTCTTGTGATATACAAGATGATGGGTAACTAAAGATGCGCAGTGTACAAATGGTAAGAAAATGGAACCAGGTTTTGATTTTGTGAAAAAAGACCTTGAAAGGAGGACGGGGAGTAGGTCAAGTACTTTTGCAGGTTGGTTTGTAAGATATCTGAAAGAAGCAGACAGCGAGTATGCTATACACTTGTTTAATCGTTTTGCTTGTACACCTATTAAATATTCTGATTTAGAAGTTTATGGTTATGAAAAAAAGCTACACGCCAATAGCTGGATATGGAGTAACTTAGCCTACATGTACGAAGTTGATGATGAAGATCTTGAAGACCTGTGTTATGGTGACAAGATGCGCGAGAAAAAGAGACGTCTTCAAGAACTCAAACTGGATAGAGCTCTAAAAATCCTGCATGATATGTACCAATTTGAATAAGTTGCGACTCCAAGATTCTTGAACAATCTTGGGGCCGAAGCCCTGGGCCGAGGCCCTTTTTTTTAATATATATAAATAATTCCACCCATTAGTTGGAGAAGGCCAATCCTCCCATCCCGGATTGGATTCTAAGAATATTGTAGTTCACTGCGAACATCTTCTGTAGAGGGGTCGTGTACGTTGGCTTCAGGTTCACTGCTACCTGGGCGTTATCAATGCGCGAGAAGTTGCACGTGCCGGTTGGCTGGTGCTCCTCTGGCTGCAGAGCGAACGAGTACACATAGATACCTGCGTATGGTGTGCCCGTGTGGTAGACCAGGGGTACGTACTGGTTGAAGTACTTGCCTACCTGCTCCTTGAAACGGTCCTGGCCGTTGAGAACAACCTTGAAGTCCTTGAGCGGGCCAACCTCGTAGCCAACATTGAGGGTAGATGACGTGTTGGTACCCTCCTCGAACCAGTAGGCACCGCTGGCCGTGTTGGACAGCAGGGACGTACCGGCAGCCGAGATGTAGTTGTTGGAGCTCAGGCGGGGAGCACCGATCTCGTGGGGCATGGCACCAATGCACGTGAATGCGTTCGATGCAACGGTCATCTGCACATTGGCGCAAGACGTGGAGAAGTTCCACAGGCTGTTCAGGGCAGTTGCCGTCGTGTTGGCATAGCACCAGATCAGCTCCTTCACTGGGTGGTTGAAGGATAGGCGAACCGTGGAGGTGGCTCCCGAGATGGCGTCACCACCGGTGTGCTGGACCTGCTCGATCAGGTACTCGTGACCCTTCTGGGCGAAGCGGCGACGCTCCTCCGTGTCCAGGTAAATGTAGTTGGCCCAAACCTCAGGGTTATTACCGCCGAAATAGTTGGTATAGTAAGAGGTCAGGTCGAAATCCATGCGAACCTCGTGGTACTGCAGGGCAATTAGGGGCAGGTACAGGCCTGGGTTATTGTTGAAGAAGAACCGCAGGGGTAGGTACACGTAGGTCTTGTTGTTGGAGCTCTCGGCAACAACGGACGTTGATGCCATCTTACCGTAGTTGATCTTGTCTGACTCACCGAGGAAGACCTCAGCGTACAGACGGAACCACATCTGGTAGTGCTTGTCGATGCGCTGGCCACCAATCGTCAGCTCTACGGCTGAGATGGCGCGCTCGGCGATCCAGCAAGTGTCATAACCAGCGTTGTTGGACGTTGTCAGCAGACCTGTAGTGGGTATAAGTGCTACATACATGTTACCGACTAGATCACCGTTGCGGGCAATAGTTACGGATATACGGCCACCGTTAACGGCGGTTCCGTTAATCGTCTGCTGGATGTTCTCCATGGCAAAGTTCGTGTGGCGCTTGTACACGGCCTGGAAAAAGGTCACCTTGGGCTGACCGGTAAGATAAACGTCCTGAGCGCCATAGGCTACGAGCTGCATAAGACCACCTCCCATTTTGTACTATTAGTAGAGAAAAAAATTTCACCTAGTTAGAGAAGGCGAGCCCGCCGAGACCAGACTGGATTCTTAGAATGTTGTAATTGACTGCATACATCCTCTGAACGAGGTTGGATGGCATTCCCGTCTTGAGATACACCGCCGCCTGGGCAATGTCGATACGGGAAAAGTTGCACGTTCCACTTGGCTGAAGTTCCTCGGGCTTAATGCCGAATGAGTAAACATAGATACCAACATATGGAGCTCCCGTGTGATACTGAAATGGCTGATACGAGTTGAAATATTTGCCAGGCTGGGGAACAAACCGGTCTGTTCCGTTGAGCATAATCTTAAACTGATGAAGAGGGCCTACCTCGTAGCCATATGCAGTGTTAGCTGTTCCGTAGTTGGGCATTCCCGCCTCTAGCCAATACACGTTACCAGTTAGAACGTTCGACTGGACTGAGATTGTGTTACCTGTCGTAACATTGCTCAAAGCGTTTACATACAGAGTCCCTGAAGAGCTGGTGAGCGCAGGGGGTGCATAAAGAGCGGGAGCCCCGAAATGGTTGGCCTGGAACATGGATGCTGCCTGTGCAAGCTTATTTGTGTCGACAGTAACGTTGACATTTGCCGTACTGCTTGAAAAGTTCCACATGGCGTTCGGGTTCGAAAGGTAGTTGGGATTCATGTAGCACCAAATTAGCTCCTTCACTGGGTGGTTGAACTGCATACGAATAACAGATGGCGCATTCTCGTTTGAAACGCCAACCGGGTCAGGTGCTACATACTGAACCTGCTCAATAAGGTACTCATGGTTGAGTTTTGCGAAGCTATCACGCTCTTTGGAATCGAGATACATGTAATTTGCCCAAACCTCAATCTGACCCGTGCCGAAATAGTTAGAATAAAGTGAAGAAAACTGGAAGTCGATACGAACCTCGTGATACTGAAGAGCAATTATTGGCAGAAATAGACCCGGATGCTTGTTGAAAAAGAACATAAGGGGGAGATACACCTTACCAATTGATGTGTTGGTCGCACTTGGTTGATTCGATGCTACGGCTAGAGATGTCAGACGGCCATAGTTGATCTTTTTAGCCTCACCCAAGAACACCTCTGCATATAGACGATACCAAGTCTGGTAATGTTTATCAATGAGCTGTCCACCAATATACAGGCTCACTGAATCAAAAGCTCGCTCAGCGACCCAGCACATGTCTGAGCCCACATTATTTGAGGTCAGCTGAGCAGCTGAAGATGTTGTTGGCGTCAGGGCGACAAACATGTCACCGACCAGATCGCCAGACCGTGATATTACGACCGACTGGAGACCGCCATTTCCGCCAGCACCCGACACGTTCTGCTGGACTAGCTCCATGGCAAAATTCGTATGACGACGGTATGTAGATTGGAAGAATGTGACGGAAGGGTTCCCTGTAAGATATACGTCCTGAGCGCCATAAGCGACCAACTGTAGCAATCCACCGCCGGGCATTTAGTATAACCCGCGAAAATAGTTGGCGCGAAAAATTCACAATCTTAAATTATTTATTAATAGTACAATGTCTCGCCGAGCCCCACCCCCCAAGCCAGTTCCAGAGGATGAGGAGATTGACCTAGATGAGGAGGATGACGAGGAGTACCCTGATATGTTCGAGGCTCTCGGCAGTCTTCTGGCGACGGATGATGGCGAGACGATCGCAACTGCCCTTGTATCCACCAAGGATGCGGTCGAGCGCATTGCCACCAGCCTTGAGCTGCAGAACAAAATTTTGGTCAAGATTCTAAGCGCAATTAACAAGCCGGCCCCCCCTGTAGAGGAAGCCGCTTAAAAAAGAGTATCCCTAAGATAGTAAGTATGGAGGTTCACACAATTAACAAGGAGATCACACCCGAGCACCTTGAGGAGATTCGCAATGCCAAACAGTCAAATGAAATAAGTGTGTGGACTATCCAAGATGTTGAGAATTATATATTGAAAATGGAAAGGGATTCTCTGCTTCAAGCGCGAGGAAATTCCCTCGCCGCCGCACAAGCTTGGGCATATGTCATATTCCCAGCTGAGCAAGAGCGCGATGTTGACAACTTTCCTAAAAATTACAGCGAGCACAAAATTCGAGACAATAAGGACCTATACATCAATAGGTGCCGTAATATCTTGGCCCGAATTGAGTCCATGGGAATAAGCAAAAATTCAAGCAAAGATGTAAACGGGGACGAGTTTTCATTCGAGTTTCGAGTGAGGCGTTTGATTACAGATCACAAGGAGATGTTTGAACAATATCGCATCTGGGAAAAGCGGTACAGCCGCATCAACAACCCTACTCTCGCTATTGATGACAGCGATACATCGCTGAAGGATGACGAGTCGAACACTCCATATCAAAAGCTTCTATTGTACCTACTTTCCAAGGCGTATGACGAGGGGTATCGCCGGTACAAGGGTCAGTGTTGTGTTCAGATTCGCAACACTCGTGCGTGGCGACCGGTCAAAGAGGTTAAGAAATTTATTTATGATACGACACAGAAGGAGGATGAGCCCGAGCGTTGGAAGCAGCTCACAAGTCGAGGAAACCTCGTAGCAGATCTAGAGCGCCACCTAAACAACTGCCAGGACTTTCAGTTTCAAGAAATTCAGAAGGACCGGCATGTGTGGTCATTTGCGAACGGTCTTCTTGTTGGAAAAGACTGGGACGGGAGCCAGTATCGTATCAAATTTTATCCTTACGATTCTCACGAATTTCACGAGCTTGACCCAACAGTCGTGAGTTGCAAGTATTTTGATATGCCTTTTGACTCTTATGAGGAAAAGAGCGACTGGTATGACATTCCTACGCCCAACATGCAACTCGTGCTCGACTACCAGAGGTTTGAGGAGGCTGTGTGTAGGTGGATATACGTATTCATTGGTCGCTTGTGTTTCGATGTGAATGAGCTTGATGGGTGGCAAATCATTCCGTTTCTGAAGGGTATTGCACAGTCTGGAAAGTCTACACTGATTACAAAGGTTTGCCGCAAGTTTTACGAGTGTGAGGATGTGGCGACCCTCTCGAATAACATTGAGCGCAAGTTTGGACTTCAGAGTATTTACAAGGGTTTTGTATTCATCAGTCCAGAGGTCAAGGGAGACCTGGCACTTGAGCAGGCAGAATTCCAGTCGCTCGTATCCGGTGAGGACCTTTCTATTGCCCGTAAGAATGAGACAGCGGTGAGTATGCAGTGGAAGACACCGGGTATTCTGGGCGGTAACGAGGTTCCAAACTGGAAGGATAACTCTGGGTCGATTCTCCGCCGTCTTGCGACGATCAACTTTGGCCGACAGATTGCCCCCGAGGTTTCTGACCCTCACCTTGAACACAAGCTCGAGAAGGAGCTTCCGGCTATTATGTGCAAGTGCATTCGGGCATATCTCGACTATGCTCACAAGTACGCCGACAAGGACATCTGGAATGTACTTCCCGCATATTTCAAGAAGATCCAAACACAGATTGCAACCGTGACCAACTCTCTTCAGCACTTTCTGTGCTCAGAGAAGTGCAAGTTTGGGCCGGAACTCTTCATCCCGCAAAGGACGTTTGTTACTCACTTCAATACACACTGTCGCGAGAATACGCTTGGACCATGCAAGTTTAACCAAGACTTTTACGCAGGACCGTTCAGCTCGCGAGAGATTGAGGTCAGGACAGAGTCGCGCGAGTACAACGGAACTTTGTACTCTGCACAGCCGTTCATATTCGGAATGGACATTGTCGCAGCAGACATGTAAATTAAAATGTGAGAAAATGACAGATGAACGCGGCTGCAAGGAAAATTCAAGCAGTCTTCCGGAGAAAACGCGTTTTTTCTGAAAACTCTGGACTAGGATTTAAACTTTCTAAACCGACTATAATTTCTACAGTCACTACAATTGAAATTCCTGTAAATTTTATAAATGTATTTTCTAAAATTCCAATAGGGTTCACAGAGGTGGCTGGATACATTCACTTTCGGGCCAAACCGCGAGTACGGTATGTCAAGGGGCAGGGATGGTTGGGAGGTGGCGAGGACCAGGTCAAGTATATAACCGCTAAACACGGTAAAACTACAGTTATACTTAAAAAGAATCAGGTACAGGTCAACGGCTCAGGTAACTTTGAAGAAATATACCTCATGTGTATAAAGAATGGTTGGATACCCAAGACTGCAATTCGTATGAAACCAAAATACAAAATTATAAATTGCAAGTTCAGAGTTAATAAGACAATTGATTTACCTGTATTTTTAAATTATATAAAACATAAAATTCCAAAAGAAATGATTAGTGAGCCTCCTAAATCAATTATATCTGAACTTAGAACTCCTGCACTTACTGTTAAATTTAATAAACCTAAAGTTACATATCAGTTCTTTAGGAATGGTACAATTTTGTTTTCTGGAATAACTAAAATTGAAAATATTGATGTCCCCCCAGAATTGTTCAAACAATTTTTTACA